GGCCACGTGCGCCATTGGAAGACGCGCAAATCAGTGAAGTACTCATCTACGAATACCACCGCGCCTATGACCTCGGTAGCTGCTTGGAACGGCGGGGGCTCGGCGGCAAGGACGACGAAGCTCTGATCCACACGTTGGGTGAACAGTTCGGTGGGGCGCGCACTCGCAGCGTCCAGATGCGGAACTTTTGGCGGCTCCCCGGCGACGGTCGGTTGGCTTGGGACTACGCCACGGGGGACGTGCTGGGCACTTACCGGCTGTGGGCGGTGCAGCAGGAGGAGATCACCCGGCCAGACCCGCAAGGACATACGCTGGAGCGCGTACACCGGCTTGAATGCGAATTGATCCCGTACCTTGCCCGGATGCGGGTCAAGGGGATCCGTGTCGACCAAGCCTATGCCGAGCGGGCGATAGCCGTCCTTGACGGACAGATAGAACAGGCGCTGCAGGGCTTCCCGCAGGGCTTCAACCCTGGCCGTATTGTCGAGCTGCACGAGTGGATGAGCGAGCATGATGCGGCCTCGCCTCATCTGACCAAGAAGCTCAAACCATCCTACACGTCGAAGACCTTAGAGGCGAGCGATCCTGGCCGGCAGGTACTAAACCTCCGACAACTCCTCAAAACTAAATCCACCTTCTTGGCGCCCATGCTCGGCAAGGAGCGCATCCACCCCGAGCTTAAGCAGATGTCGGATGGGGAGTATGGAGTAAAATTCGGTCGGTTCAGCTGTGTAGGCCCAAACCTCCAAGCCTTTCCGAAACGCAACAAGCGCTTGGCGCAGATTGTCCGGCCCGTCATCGTCCCCGATCGGGGCATGGCCCTTTATGAGGCTGATTTCAGTCAGCAGGAGCCGCGCCTCTACGCTCACTTCGCCAAATGTGCGCGCCTGCTCGAGGGGTACAATTCGCAGCCCGCGATCGACATCCATTCCCTAGCCTCCACCCTGATGGGCATCGACCGGCAATTCGCGAAGACGCTCGGCCTTTCGATCTTCAACGGGATGACACCAAAGACACTCGCCACCCGGCTGAACGTAAGCGAAGTTGAGGCGAAGCGGCTCTACAATGACTTCTTCAGAGCCTTTCCCGAGATAGCTCAGTTCAAAAATGACGCCGCAAACGTCGCAGCGCAGCGCGGCTATGTGCGTACCATCCTGGGTCGGCGGCAACATTTCCCGCAGGAGCTTTCCACCCATGTCGCTGTCTCCCGGATCATCCAAGGGTCCGCCGGTGACCACATGAAGGTCCGCCTCCTCGACGCCTGTCAATGGGTCGAGGCCAACGGCGCGGGCATCATCGACATCCTGATGACGATCCATGACGCGGTGATCTGGCAGGCCGAGGGCGGCATGGGGATCACCGAGCTGCGCGAGATCCTCGAGAACCCCGGCGACCCGCTGTTTTTGTCGACACCGATGCCGGTCGAGATCTCGGCCGGTCGCAACTGGGCCGAGGCGAGCTGGCCCGATTTCGAGATGAAGGAGGCGGCATGAGCAGCGAGGCCGATTGGAAGCGCGCCATGGTGCAACAGCTCCTCCGCGAGGGGAGCTTTGCGCGCCGGATCGAGGACAAGTACGCCGTCGGCTCGCTCGACATGCTGATCGTGACCCAGAACTTCGCGATCTACGCGGAGGCGAAGCTCCTCAAGGACATCGCCGCGCTACCGGCTTCGGTCGCGCAGCGGCATCAGATCAAAATCGTCAACGAGGTTGGCAATCCTACCTGTCGCGCGATCGTCGTCGGCCTGAAGAACGGCGCGATGGGCTTCGGCCTGCCCGGCGGGCGCTGGGACGAACACTACATGGCGCCCTGGCCAACGAAGGAGCGCCGGCTCACCGACATTTTCGAGGCTGCTGTCGAGAGGATCTGGGCATGACGACGATCGCGCAAAAGCTTCTGGAAGGCCGTATTCAAACTACTCCTACTGATGCGGATATGAGTGCGACCATGTCCGCCTATGTGATAAGGCATCTATCGACGGATATAACCAAAGTTTATAAAGACAAACAAAATCATCCGCATATTGCAGAGCGTTATATCTTCACTGACTCCGACCCGGCTGACCGTCTGCGGGATGCAATCGAGAGCGGGCAACTAAGCTTCCCGGTAATTTTCCAAAAGGCACGTCTACCGGTCGACACGGCGTGGATCGAATGGAAACTGGTTAAGGGGCAAGTCGATAGTGAGCCGCAAATCGGTCTCTTCATCGATACAACGCCGATATGGAGCGCGGCTGGTAAGCTCTTATGGCAGCAAGATTTCCATACCTTAATCGCCGTATATTTCGCGACACACCCTAACCAACGGCCCCGACTTGTTATGGTTATTTGCACGACAGAACCGTTGGGGGGTCGGGAGCACGTCCATTATTTTGTGCCCTATCAAGAGCATAACCCCGAAACGGCGGACGTAATGCGGACAGAAATGAGCAAGCTCTTACTCGAGGATCTCATGGCGCTGCTCTTCCTGATCACGACACCGCGCGCGACCGAGGTTGTCCATCAGAAATGGTCCTCGCAACTACAGAAAGCGCGGGTTCGCCGGGGCAAGGTGCCGTTGGTCGAGTACAAGAAGGTGACGCTGAACATCGGCGCCCCCAGGCGCATCGTCGTCACCGGCGAGCACACAGGCCCATCCGGCCCGCGCCGGCTGCATCAGGTCGTCGGCCACTGGCGCACGTACCTGCAAGGCCGCAACGAGCCCCACGTCACCTGGGTGCCGCAGCACTGGCGCGGCGATCCGAAGCTCGGCATCGTCATGCACGATCGGACCGTCGTCCTTCCCAAAGGAGCAACGCCATGACCAAGCTGACCCCGGAACTCGAAGAGCACTATCGCGACAGTGGGCTGCTCCTGGAGCAGATCGAGCCGATGTTCGACGGCAAGCATTCCTTCGTGATGATGTGCGTGCTGTCCCAGCTGATCGCGCAGTGGCTCCTGATGCATCCGGAGGAGCAGCACAACAGCCTTGTCGCCGCGCTTGCTGCAACGGTCGAGGATGACATCGGCTACATCCTGCACAAGGACGCCCTTGTTCAGATGCCAAGGGGATCCATCCATTGACCACGCTCGCGCCGGTCCAGCTCGAGGCCATCGCGAAGGCGAACGGGCGCCGGGGCTTCGCCTTCTACATGGAGATGGGCCTAGGCAAGTCGCTGACCGTCCTGACCGAGTTCAAGGCGCTCCGCATGTCGGGCGTGGTCGAGCGCCTCGTCGTGATCTGCCCGAACTCGTTCAAGGGCGGCTGGTCCTCGGAGATTATGAAGCACCGGACCAAGCTCACGTCCATGGTCTTCGAGAGCGGCAAGAAGTTCGAGTTCTCGAAAAACATCGACGTGATGATCATCAACTATGAGGCCGTGCGGACAGCGAGCGGCCTCGAGGCGATCCTCAAGTTCGTCCAGTGGGGGCATACGCCTTGCTACCTCGCGATCGACGAGAGCATCAAGCTCAAAAACCGTAACAGCAAACAGACCCAGTCGATCATCGGCAAGGTCTACAAGAAGGAGCTGCGCGGCGGCATCGTGCGGATGTTCAGTTTCGTGCGCGTGCTCTCGGGCAAGCCGATCACGCAGGGGCCGCACGACCTCTGGGCCCAGGTCGCTGCGATCGGCGAGATGAGCATGTCGTACTACGGCTTCCAGCATCGCTACTGCCGCCTCGGCGGCTGGATGAACAAGCAGGTTGTCGGCGTCATCAACGAGGACGATCTGCAGGGGCGGATCGCGAAGGTGGCGTTCCAGGCGAAGAAGAAGGACTGGCTCAAAGGCCTGCCGCCGAAGATGTATTCGGTGCGGCGCTATAGCCTCGAGGGCGCGCTCAAGCGCCACTACGACGAGATGGAGGAGGACTTCCTCACCTACCTCAAGAGCGAGGTGGTCTCCGTCCAGATCGCGATCTCGAAGTATGAGAAATTAGCGCAGATCCAGTGCGGGTTCATCATCAAGGAACAGGGCGAGGTCGAGTGGCTGGTCGAGCCCGAGCACAACTCGCGCCTCCTGCTGCTGAACGAGATCCTCGAGGAGGAGGTGTCAGGCAAGGCCGTCATCGTCTATCGGCACCGCGCCGTCGGCGACCTTCTCTACAAGGCGCTATTTCAGGAACATGCCTGGGTCGCCTGGATCCATGGTGGGATGACAACCCTCGCCATCGATATCGAGAAGCTCAAGTTCGAGAAACAGCAGTGTCCACTGATGCTCCTGCAGGCCGACGCCGGCAAATACGGCCATACTCTCGTCGGCACACCCGAAGATCCCTGCGGCACCATGCTGTTCTTCGAAAACACGTACTCGTTGGATACACGCTCGCAGATCGAAGATCGCATTCATCGCATGGGCACTGTGGCCGAGAGCTGCCTCTATGTCGACCTGTCAGGCTCCGACATCGACGAGCGCATCACCCGCGCGCTCGCCCGCAAGGAGAACATGTTCAAGGCCGTCTTCCCTGAGGTCAACTTCCAGAAGGAGGCAGCGTGATGTTCGCAAAGCCGTGGCAGATCGCCCACACCGGGCCAGGGGAGTATCTCATCCTCGACGCCAACGACCGGAAGCTCTTCTACATGACCGGCGACGAAGGCGACAGCGCGGACAAAGTCGAGCCCACTGTCTTGTTCTACGGCAGTGACGAAGAGCACGCAGCCCTCATACAGGAGTTGGCAGGATGTCTCACAAGCAAGAGCTGACCGAGCGCGAACGCATCAAGTGCGCCTACCTGCACCTCATCTGCGGGGTCGAGCAGCAGCATCTCTGTATCGCCTTCGAGACCAACATCGGGCGCGTCAGTGAGGCGATCACGGCGATCGAGATGGCGGTGATCGAGCCCAAGGAGATGCGTCGACGCATGGAGCATCAGCTCTCGAAACCTACGTTCAACGTGGTGGCGTGATGAACATCCTTCTCATACTCGTCCTGGCGCCCTTCGCGATCATGCTCGGCTGCTTCTTCCTGGGCGGCACCGTGCGTCTGCTCGAGGGGGCGGCCGAAGGGGTCAACGCCATCGGCGAGGCGCTCCCGCCGGGGCCGCTGATCCCGGCGAAGTTCTGGTGGGGCCTGCTCTGGATCGCCGGGGTCGTGATGTTCGTCGCCGAGCTGCGCTATGGCTAGTCGGCGAGTGCGTTCTTCTGGATGAAATGCAGGAGCGTGTTGAGCGTCGGGTCGGTGACGTTCTGTGCGGTCGAGCGGCGCCCGACCTGACGCGAGGTCCGCATGACGTCGTCGACGACGTTCCCGACGCCGGCGCGGGTCATCGCGCCGCCTTCCAGGGCGTTGCGGCCGGTCAGCACGAGATCCTTGAGGAGCGTGGGGATGCCGCCCTTGAGGCTGCCCACGAGACTGCCCGAGGTCGGCTCGATCGGCGGCGTGGCGTGCTGGCGCCCGAGCGCGCCGGCGAAGCGGGTGTAGGGCTCCATGCTATTAATGGCGTCGAAGTAGTTCTTGAAGTCCCCGCCGCCGGGGGTCGGCGCGCCGGCGTTCTTGCCGCTCGAGAGCCTACTTGTTGTATCGATCAGTGCCCGGCGTGCGGTGTTCTGGTCGCGCACGTTAACGCTGTTGTCCAGCACCTTCCGCAGGAGCCCGATGGCTTGCTCAGGATTGGCCTTGGCAGCCTCGGCGAGCGTCATGCCGCCGGCGCGCGAGCTGTTGCGCGCAGCCGTGACAGCGGCGTCCCGTGCCGCCATCAGTGAGGGCGAGTTGTTGACGATGGCCTCGGCCGTTGGGCTGAGCAGCTGCGGGTTCTTCAAGTCGACCGCGGTCGTGGCGTTACGGAGATCCCGTTTGGCGGCGCCGGACTGACTGTCGAAGCTCCTCGGGCCGGCCGTGGTCAAGCGGCCTTCGGCCTGGGTGAGTTCCTGGGGCAGCACGCCGTCGGTCATACCTTTGCTGGCACGCTGCGTGAGGCCCTCGAGCTGCGAGGCGATTGGTCCTAGCTCGGCCTTAGCGGCCGGGTCCGCCACGGCCCGCATGGCCTCGGAGGCCGAGAGCTTGCCCTTCTCGATCGTGTCGCCGAGGCCCACCCTCGGCGCGTCACGGCGCACTGCCCTGTCGAGGTGCTGCAGCGTCTGCTCGCCGATCGGACGGTCGGCCAGCTTCCCGATCTGGCCGGCCTTGGTCATGTTGCCGATCGCGCCGCCGACCCCACCGCCGGCCGCGCCGAGCCCGGTGTCGACAGCGATGCGCCCGAGCGAGCCGATCGGGCTGAAGTCCTGGGCCGCGCTCTCGGGCGAGCCGAGGCGGTCAGCCTGCCGGCCGGCCTCGCTCGCGACACCGAGTGCGCCGCCTGTGATGGCGCCGGACTTGAGGCCGCCGACGATGCCAGGGGCCTCCATGGCGGTCGCTACAGCCCGACCGGCACTACCAAGGGCCGGGAGCTTGGCGACTGCGCTGACGGCTCTGGCAGCCGGGATCCATTGCAGGGCCGAGCCGCCAAGCGCGCCGGTCGTGGCCATGCCGGGGTGGGCCTCATAGAGCTTGTCGTAGCCTTTGCGGACGTCGTCGACCGAGCCGATGTTCTCACCCTTCTGGCGCCGGACCAGCATGTCGAGGTAGTCGGTGGCGCCGCCGGTCGCGGTCGAGGCAGCCTTGGTGAAGAGTGCGTTGAGCGCCGGCAGGACACCGGCGTTCTCGTCCTTGCCTGCGGTCGCTACCTTGTCGGCCTTGGCGCTCTGCGATTTGATGAATTCCTCGTCGGTCATTTCTTAGTCTCCGCAGCTTTGCGAGCCTCGGCTTCCTTGACCATGTGATCCCACACGCCCGGCCCGACACCCTTCTCGGCATCGCGCTCGAAGCTCTGCCGGATCGTGGGGCTGTTTTGCTTGCCAGCCGCGACGAGGTTGTCGAAATAGTCGTCACCCCAGCGCTCGGCGACGACCTCACGCATGAAGCGGTTCGGTGCCGCGTAGTCGACCCTGAGCGTCGGGGCGCCGCGCATCGCAGGGTTCGCCGCCGCGATCCTGTCGACCTCGGCATTATGGGCCTCGATCGCAGCGTTATTCGCACGCTCCTTCAGCCAGAGGATGGCCTTGATGGTCTTGGCCGGGGTCGCCCAGCCGCCCTGCACCTCCTCGGACTTCTTCAAGTCGAGGTTCGAGGGTTGGGAACCGAGCTGCTTCGCCTGGGGGATCGCCGCAGCGAGCTGCTCCTTCTGGAACAGCTCGGTGATCTGCCGGGCGTTCGAGATCGGCTGCCCGGTCATGTGTGCCCAGGTCTTGGCGACCTCGTGGAGCTTCTCGGCCATCGAGCTGCCGGTCTTGAGCTGCGCGCTCCACAGCTCCTGCAGCACCTTGATCTGGCTGGCGTTGAGAAGCGCCGCGGCCTGGACCGGCTTACGCGCTTCCTCGATCCGAGCGAGGTCAGCCTTGCCTACCTCGTCGAGCGTGCCGGCCGCACCGGCGCGGCCCTCGAGGAGCTTGGTGAAGGCCGGCTCGGACGGCAGCGCCGTCTCCAGCTCGGCGCGCGTGATGCCGGGATTGCGCGCTAGGAAGCCTTCCTTGTCGGCCTTGGCCGCGTTCCAGGCATCGATCCCGCTTTGCGCCTTGGTGTTGGCGATCTGGCCCTGTTGCAGTGTCGTCAGATGCTGCGGGTCGACCTTCGCGAGGAAGCCGGCCGGATTGTGAGTGATCTCTTCGCGCGCCGCGTCCTTATCCATCCCGGCGAGCGGGGCATAATGATCGAGGTTCGCGAGCAGGCGCTCCTTGATGCCGGCCGTATTCTTGAGGTCCATCTCCTCCTTCAGGCCCTCGCGCGAGTTCCGGCCTTTCATTTCACCCTGCTCGTAGAGTGTCGTGGCGTGCTCCTTCGAGGTATGTGGGTGGGTCAGCATGTAGTCGGCGACGGCGCGCTCCTGGGCGTCCTCCTTCGAGCGCATCTCGAGCACGCTCGCGAGCGAACCCATGTCGGGGCCGCCGGCCGCCGCGCCACCGCCACCGACATGCTCGCCACGCAGGCCGCCGACGATCATGCCGATCGACTGGAAGATCTGTTGCATCTTCGCTTTGCGCTGCTGAGCCTCCATGGCGGCGAGGATCAGATCGGAGTTGCGGCGCACCTCCGGGGGCGGCGCCGAGGCCGGGCCCGAGGCGACGACACGCTCCGACGGCACCGGCGTCGAGGCGGCGACGGCGGCCTGGGGTGAGAAGCTCGGCGGGATCGCCCCGCCCTTGCCGCTGGCATAGGAGGTCGGGACGTTCTCGGGCAGCTGGACGTCGCCCTGGCCCGAGCCGGTGATCATGCCCGGCGGCAGGGCGAAGGCCGGCGGGCGGGCGCCATCCATCGCACCGTCCTTGCTGGCCGCGGCCGAGGCGGCGTCCGCCATGGTGCCACGCGCGATCCCGGCGCGGTCACGGATCGGGACCATGCCGAGCAGGATCTGGAGGTCGTCGCCGATAGCCATTAGCGTGTCTCCTCGACCTCACGATCGCGCCGACGCAGCTCGTCGCCCATCTCCATGACCTTGGCTCTGAGCGTCAGGTAATCGCAGAGCGCGCGGGTCTGCTCCCAGGCCACGTTGTTGATCCGGTGCTCACGTACCACCGCCTCGATTTTCGAGGCGAGGTCGCGTAGATCCTTGGCTTCACCGCTGCTCATAGATCCTCCAGGCGGGGCACGCCCCAGCGCCGCTGGATCTCTCCGAGCGGGATCGGCCGTTGTGGCTCATACTCGGGCGGCATCGGCTGCTTCGGCATGTCCGATACATCCTCGCTGCTCTCCACGGCCGGCCCGCCGAGCGCGCGGTTGAGCCCCTGAATAGTTGACTGACCTGGGGGCGCCGGCTGAGGCTCATCTTCGGCCGCCCCCTGCCCGAAAGGATAGCGCTGCAGCATACGCTTAAAGAACTGTTCCGCCGCATCGGGTGACGGCTGGCTCGGCGTCGTAGGCGGACCGGGGTATCTACTGGGCAGATCGGCTTCATTCATGCCCATGCCCGGCGGGCGGCGCGGCGGCAGCGGCACGCCGCCGGCGAGGAGGCCGGCTGTCGGCTCATCCGTGCTCGTCCGGTTGAACGGCAGCACGTTGCTCGGGCCGGGCTTGGTGTCGTTGCCGGGTGGCTTGGGCAGATACGCCGGCAGCTCGGTACCGTAGGGGTCGCTCTTGCGGCCCCAATTGTTCATCCCGCCGACGCGCGGGCTGAAGTCCATCATCAGCCGGTCGTAATTGTGCAGAGTGTTCTTCTGCCCGGCGTTGTCGTTCTGGATCCGTTGGATGCGAGGGTCCATCAGAGCATCACCCAAGCGATGGCGAAGCAGAGGAGCGCTGCAGCGCCGAGGAAAGTCACAGCCCAGAGGTCAGTGCGGGTCATAGGGTCGAGGGTCACGCCAACATTCCGGCTTGCTTCTTGCGGGGATCGATCAGGCTCGGGTCGGCGAGGAGCCCGCTCACGATCTGTTGGGCACCCGCCGCGCGCTTCGCCATGCCTGGGTCACCCTGCATCGGGGCGAGCTGTGGAGCCTTAGCGACAGGGACTGGTGGGGCCTGCGCCTTGGGGCCGCCACCGCCACCGCCGGCCATCTTGCCGATAGCGCCGAGGATGCCCCCGAGCCCGCCGAGCCCGCCGCCCCCACCGCCATCGCCGCCACCACCGCTCTCGCCACCACCGGCATCCCCGCCACCGCTGTCACCACCACCACCGAAGGCGAGGTCGTCGGAGCCGTTGCCCATGTCGCCGCCGAGGCCGCCGCCGAGATCCTGGCCGCCGCTCGGCGCGACGTCTTGGAACTCCCCACCCTTTTGGAAATCACCGATCGGGCTGCCGATGGTCGATGCCGGGATCACCGGCGGCGGCGTGATGTTGTTGATCGCGGATACTGGATTGCTTGCGAGCGGTGAGCCGCCACCATCGCCGAGCCCCTGCGGACGCTCCGGAGGTAACGGAACGTCTGCGGTGAGGCTCGGCGGCGGCGCGGTCGTGGGGACACCGGTTGGCTTCGAAGCCGCAGGCGGTGTCGGGGCAAGGAGCCCGGCGCTGGGCGAAGCGGGAGGAGGCGCCGACCCCACCTTAGGGCTGGGGGGCATGACGGGCGGTGCCGGCGCCGCCGCCACTGGAGTTGGCGGCGACACAGTTGATGCCATGACTGGGTCGAAGCGGGAAGTGTCGAAGGGCGGCTTGAAGCCCGCGACCTTGGTGTCGGGCATGCCCGGCTTGAAGCTCTGCGGCGGCCCGAGGGGCTTGGGGGAAAAGGTTTCCGACATATCGAAAGCGGGGCTACTGCCACTGCTGTCGAGCCGGTCCTGGAGCTTGCCGGCAGAGCTGTCAGGCGCCGGCACGGCCGGCTTCCAGTCCATCTGGGTCGGTGGGAAGCCGGGGCTACCGGTGCCGAAGCTCGGGGTACCGCCGGTACGCGCCAGATCGATCGCCTTGTCCTGCACAAGCTGCGACATGTATGGCCCGGACGGCGAGTTCGTCCCTGGCGGCATGATCCGGCGCGGCTTGCCGAGCGCGAAGTCGTAGTCGTCGAGGAGACCCATCAGCCCAACAGACCTTTCAGCGCATCCTGCTGCGTGCGCCTTCTCAGGATATCATAGCGGTCAGCCTCGCCCCCGACCGGGCCTTGCCTGAGCAGCGCCCCAGGCCCTGTCAAACCCGTCGTGTAACCTGCCGCCTTCGACATGGCTTGCGAGGCTGCTCCCGACAGATCCTTGCCGGGGTTGAGATGCTGGGTCGCGCCGAACGGCGGGATCTGAGGCTTCGGCACCGGCCCGGCATCCGGCGATTTACCGTTCTGCAGGCCCTGGCCCATGAGGGCGAGCGCGCCCATGAAGTTCTTGTCGTTGGCGAGCTTCTTCCAGCGCGCCACGAAGCTGTCCTCCTTGGCCTTGGCGGCGCTCGCGGCCTGTTGAGCCTGGGGGTTGCCCACCGTCGTCTCGGGGCTGTTCTCGGGCGTCAGCGGCCATTTGAAGCCGCTGCCCGGCGGCACGCCGAGCACCTCGGGCTGCAGGCCCGGCCCGGTCAGCTGCGGCTTGACATCGCCGACGACGGCCCGGTCGGTCGCGCCCGGCCGATCGTAGGGGATCGTGAGCGTGCCGTCGGGGTTGAGCGTCGGCGTCGGCGGCCCGTTCATGAAGGCGCCGGCCTGCCCACTCGGCAGGTACTTCCGCAGATCGATGCCGTCGAAGTTCAGACCGTAATCACCGCCGGGCATCACGCACCTCCTCGGCTATCGAGGCCGCTCGGCCGATCGATCATGCCACGAAGCCAGTCGAGGAACGAGCTGCCGGTCGTAGGTTTCGCCGCCGCGGCACGCGGTGTCGGGATCTCCGTGGGCCGCTGGGGCACGACGTCATCCGCGCCGCCGAGGCTCGGGCCGCCGGCGAGGCTGTTGACCCCGCTGCGGATCGCGCCGAGCACGCCGCCCGGAGCGGCGCCGACCATGGGCGGGACTACCGGCTGCTCGGTCGGGATGAGCGGCGGCGGGCTCGGCCCCAACGGCACCGGCGGCTCGGTCGACTCGATCGGCGACGGGAAGCGGTCGGGATCGAGAGGTGGCGGGGACATCGGCCGGTTCGGAGTGGTCGGATCGATCCGCGGCTTCTTCGCCTTCGGTCGCGGCGGCGGCTCAACCGCGGCAACCCGCTTCGCTCCAGGTCGCGCCGCCGGCTGTGCCTTCGGCATGTCGAGCGTGTCGAGGTCGAGACGGAGCGGGTTGTCGCCTCCGCGGGCGTAGCGGTCATAAGCCATCAGCTGTATCTCCCACCTAAGAGGCCGTAGTCACTAGGGTCCGCGAGCAACCCCCGACGGACCCGCGGCAGCATCAGTGCCGCGAAGTCCGCCGGGGGCCCGGCAGGCGCCGGCGGTGGAGGCGGCTGCGGTGCCGGTTGCGGGGCCTGCTGGGTCTGGAGTTCGGCCACGGCCTGAGTGGCGGCCTTCTGCGCCGCCTCCTGCTTATCGGCCGCGACCTTCTGCTCCTCGGCGATCTTCTGGAACGGCGCGTAGATCGAGGACAGCGTACCCTGGCTGAGATTGACGTCGCGCGTCGGCACGTCGACCGGGCCGGGCGCACCGTCGGGCCGGCGTGGAGCTGCGGCGGCCTGCGTGGGCTTGCCATCGAGCTTCCGCGCCGCCGACCAAGCGCGGTCACCATGCTTCTTTGCATAGTCGAGTGCGAAGACGGCCTGCCGCTCCCACTGGGCCGGGTCGTGCGGGTCGATGCCGGCCTTGAGCGCATCGACGCCAACGCCGTTCTTGGTGTTGAGTTGGAAGAGCCCGCCGCTGTCCTCACGGTTTGTGGTCAGCCGCGCGGACGGGTTCCAGCTGCTCTCGCCCTGAACGATCTTGGCCCAGCGATTGGGATCAAGGCCGCGCTCGGCAGCGAGCTGCCGGACACGGGCCTCCATCTCCTCGCGGGTTGCCATGGCTTACACCAGCGCGCCGAGGAGACCGCCGGCACCGCCGAGCAGCGAGCCGATGTTCATGCCCTGCTGCGACTTGGTCTTCGACATACCCTGCGTCGTCGAGGTCGCGTCCTCGACCTTGTGGATGTCCTCGGTGTGGCCGACCGGGGTGATGCCGAGGAGACCGGCGAGCCACGTCAGCTGGTTCTTGTCCCAGTCGCGCTTCTCGAGGAACTTCTTGTAGTTCTCCTCGAGGCGTTCGCGGTCCTTGTCCTCGAGCATCTTGCCGCCCGAGAGCATCTGGAAATAATCCTGGGCGAGGCCGGCCTGGGCCGCCTTCGCCGCGTTGATGCCGCTCTCGGCGAGGCCCTTCTGGTTCTGCTGGTTCTGGAACTGCCGGCTCCAGTCGGCCGAGCGCGCCGCCATGCCCTTGTCGTAGGCGTCGGCCCTGAGCTTCGCCGAGAGGTCGCCGATGCCGCGCGTCGTCTCGGCGTTCTGGACCGCCTCCTGGACCGCCTGCCGCGAGCCGCCGAAGGCCTTGGCGGCAGTGGCATCGGCCTGGGTCTTGGTCAGCGCCTGCTGGCCCGCGCGCTGCGCGTTGTCGATCGCCCGCTTCTCGACGTTGTCGATGTACGGGTTCATGTAGATGTCAATGCTGCCGGGCTGAACGTCGCCGCGCTGCTGCAATGCAACGATGTCGGTGCCGAACTTGTCGTACATAGGCTGGTAGACGCCGGCGTTGCGCCGCATCCAGTTGAGCGTGTCGGTGGTCATGTCCGAAAACTCGGGCACGACCGAGCCGGCGTAGGCCTCATAGGGGCGGTTATAGATGCCCTCGCCGCGCTCGTAATTCCCCTTGGCGTAGTTCTGGTACCAGTCAGGAAACTTGAACTCGCCGTGCTGGTCCGAGACGCCGTGGGACGTCGTAGTGCCCATGCTCTGCGTGGAGCTGGATCCGCCGCTACCGCCCATGAGATGCTCCTCAGTGTAGGTCGAGACGCCGTGTGTACACGCGCGGACCTTTGCGCCAGCCCTGTCCGGGGGGCCAGTTGCGCCGGTCGATAAGGTACTCGAAGCCCGGACGCCCGTACACCCGCATGAAGGTCGACCCGATGTCCCTGGCGAACTTCTCGATCTGCTGCTGCAGCGCGTCGAAATGCTCGAGGTTGCCGACGATGAAGAAGACATCCACGACCGTCGCCTGCGGGAAGTTCACCACGGTCGTGACGGCCCAACTGTCGTCAACCACGAAGGACTGAAAGAGCCCGTTCTCGACCAGCGCCTGGATGTCATCGAGGGTGTGCGTGCCTCCCATCGAGTGCAGGAGTTCCTGCAGCTCCCGAAGCTTGTCGCGTTCAACCACTGATCTTGGCCGTCGCCAGCGCGCCGGTGTCGCTCACATAGACCGCGTAGACCGCGCCGCCCGGTGCCATCAGCATCATGTTCGCCCGCGCGACGTCATCACGCGAGCGTGAGGCTAGTTCCCCCGAGATCCGCTGCGCCAGCGTTGCCATGTAGGTCGCCTCCTCCGGTTTATCCTTGAATAAACCGGCCGGGCTCGGCATCGGGACGTTGCCAACTCCCATCACCATGTCATGGTCCTCCCCGCCGCCCGCGCGGCATGATCGTGATCAGCCCCTCGCCGAAGCTCCAGGGCTTTGCCGCCATCATCTGCATCCGGACCGAGAAGTCTCTCCCGGAGATCCGGTAGTCGATCTTGCCCTGACCGTGGACGTTGCCCTCGTACTCGTCGTAGCTATGGCGCAGCACCGGCACCTTCGGCCCGCCGGTGCGCTCGGGCGCGTTGTTGTAGCGGCCCTTGGTGGCGAAGAGTTGGTACGAGACCACCTCGAGATCCGCGTCGGTGTCGACCAGGATCTGACGTGTCGTCGCCATGGTGACCCCTTTATCGAGCCCGAAGAAGCCCGAACGGATCCAAGGACGCTCAAGAGTATCAGGGTAATCGAGCCCCTTCTCGTGGCGGTAGATGTAGCCGCCGCCGGCCATGAGCGGGTAGCTGATCAACGTACCCGACACGCCACAGGTCCGCTTGACATCGTGGCCGATCGACCACCACCCCTCCTGCGGATTGTAGATGATCAGCGTGTCGTTCTCGACCGCCAGCGGCGCGCCAGCGTCGGCCTTTCTCGGGAAGCCCCACCAGATCTCGGCGAACGCGCCGTTGTACCAACCGGACATGTGGGCGCGTGTGGCGATCTCGTCGTAGCTCTGCTGGAACCAGTCGAGGATCGGGCAGGGGATCACCTGGATCGCCGAGCCGTCGAAGCGGTAGAAGCCATCCGCGGCAGCCCAGGTCACCGAGCCCGAATGCGCCACCGCGGCCTGGGCCGAGAGCGGCGCGGATTGTTCGCCCAAGTAATTGTAAGTGTAGACGAAAGGCAGCGCCTTGTAGCTGACCGCGTAGGCGCCCTGCACGGTCCAGAAGATGGTCGAGTACTGGGTCGTCACGGCGTCGATGATCCGGCTCGCCGGCTCGATCGAATAGAAGCCCGCCGTGTTGGTGACCGAGGCGAAGTCCCAGTCGGTGATGTTCTCCTGGGAGCACCAGCCGAACTTGTTGACCGCGCCGCCCATGGCGAAGAGCATGACGTGGCGCTCTGACGTGACCACGAAGGTGCGGTTGTTCAGCGGTGCGTTCGCTACGGCCACAGCAGTGTTGAAGCCGCCGCCGATGTCCGGGCCCGGCGTCCACTTCAGCAGGCGCCCGTCGGGTGACGCCATGGCCAAGAGGTCGTCACCCCAGTTCGCCAGCCGCCAGACCTCGCCGACCGAGCGGTAGTCGGTCCGCATGTTGCGCCGGCCCATGCCGTAGATGTTCGGGAAGTCGCCCGGCGGCGTTTTCCCAGCGCCGTACTTGTCATTGCCGTAGCCGCCGCGGCGTATTTCCGATGGCGGGGCAATGCCGCCCGGCGGCGTCACGTCCCGGAGCCGCTCCGGGCCACCGGCCACATCAGCGCCTTCCAGCACCCAGAGCTTGGTCTCGCAGAGGATGCCGAGCCGAACCTCGCCGACTGAGTCGATCCAGACATGCATGGCCCGGATCGGGCCGCCCGAGAGCTGATCGAGCGCCATGCGCTCCCAGCCGTTGACCGGCCGCAGGCGCCCGGCCACCCAGCGCGCAAGGTGCCCGTCCCACCATTTCGCGCCGATACCGCTCGGCGTCGAGGTGCGGTTCAGCCCCGGCGGGAAGGCGATCGGGATCGTGTTGGGGCCGGGCTCTGCCATCTATATATGCCAAGCCACATGTTTCATGATGTAGCAAACACAATAATAAGGTAGGTTTGGCGAGCCCCCCGGACCGTAGAACGCTGCTCCATAATAATCATCCAGGAACTCAGGGCTGCCCGAATAGCCCATGGCGATGTACTGCGTGCCCTGATGCTGGTGGGGCCCGAGGCCGGGGCCCGGGTTGCCGCCATACTCGCCGGGGACGTGCTGGTTGCCCGCCGCAAGCACGATCCGGTCGGAGAGGTTCGGCGTGCCGTTGAGGCCGTTGCAGAGCGTCCAGCCGGCCGGGATAGTGGCCCCTGTCCCGGACCACATCAGGATGGTGCCGACCGGAAAGAGCGTGTTCAGGATCGCGTAGACGCGCGTCTCGACCCAGCGCGCCGACGCGACCGAGCGCTCCTGAACATTGCCGCCGCCGACCGGCGAGACGCCGTCCTGCTGCGCTGCCACCCAGAGCGCCGTGTCGATAACCTGGGGCGAGCCGTTGATCGTGTCGGACCCAGTCAGGCTCTTGACGACGCGGTTGTAGAGCTGTGTGTCGATCTGGGACAGATCGCCGTTGAGCAACCCGCCCCAGAGATCCTCGGAGCCTCCGACATCCGGTAGCTGGAGGTGGTAGTACTGCGTCGTGGTGGGCATCTACTTCCTCCGCTCGGCCTCGAGGTCACTCAGAAAACTGACTTGCCCCCGCCGCGCACGTTGTTCCTTCTGGCGTCCTTTCGAGCGATGGATTTGACCGGGCCCTCGGGCGGCGGGGGCTTGCCCTGCATCGCCGCTGTCGCCTTCTTCGGCGTTGCCGAAAAAGGGGTATTCCCTCCTGAACCTGAGAATTGTTTTCCGGCGCCGGGCTGGCGGGGCTTCGCGGTGTTCTTGCCTGCTCTCATGTCAGCCTCCTAATAGATCTCGTCGTTGTTCAGGCCATTCTTGCCCAGCCCCTTCATGCCTAACGACTTCAGGCCGGGCTTCTTCTTCTTCGGTGCCGCCACACCGGGCACGGAGTTGAACTCCATATCGAGCGGCGCCGCCTTCCGGCGTGGCAGCGAGGAGCCCCGCGCCGGCGTCATGCCGAGGCTCTTCGGGTCGAAGAAGTTAGTCTCCTCCATGCTGGGGAACTCCTTCCCACCCCCCTTCCCAGACGGTTTTTGCTTTGTGCGTAGCTGTGACATCTTGAGGCCTGTCGGCCCGATCGCGTCCTTGAATGGCATCTTCAATCTCCTGGTCTGGGGTGAACTGTGCGACGAGGTTCTCGTGGGTCCCGACCACGAGGTTCACGTGCTTGAGAAACTCCTCCCGACTGACATTGTCGTGGAAAAGCGCGATCGCCATGTCCTTGACCCAGTCCGAAAGCGCCGTGTTGAACGCCGCGACAATAACACGTTGGGTTTCTGGTCTCATGCCGTCTCCGGTGGATCGAGGAGGGCCGCTTCCAACGCGGCCAGGAAGGCGACGTGATACTGCTTGATCAGGTTGCCGATGGATACCCCGTTCGACCAGCTCGGCACCTTGCTTTTATCCCCATTGATGATCTCGCGGGCCTTGTAGCTGTCGTCGGTGTCCTCGTTGAAATAGCGCTCGAGGTTCTGTCGACCGTACTCGTCGCCGCGGAACCAGCCCTCGTCCATGCCCTGGAACATCACCTCGGCCGCGATATCAAGCTTGAGTGCGTTCCCTGCATTCCACTCAAGACTATCCCAGTCCGTTTCGGTCGTGCCATAGCCCAACTCCTTGTCGGCGCGGGCGTAGTTTTCCCGCCACGTCAGCTGCACGAAGCCCCGGCCGTAATAAGTCTGACCCGTCTCCGGATCCTGCTTGCCGTAGGACATGCCTTCGCCCCGGCCGTACTCCTCGATCGGCCACATGGCGAAGCCGGTCTCGTGCGCGGTCGTGGCGAGCGGATATGCGAGCCAACGTAGATTGCTCGAGCGCGGGTTCTCTTCCCAGGCCGAGAGGATGGCGTTCATGCCGTCGACCTGACGCTGGGTCATGGCGCCGTGGAAGAGCGAGCCGCGCACGGCACCGAAGAAGATCTCGCGATCGAAGAGGGGTTCTGTCATCTTCCGCTCCACGTCCTGAAGGCGCGCAAGCGCTCCATCGGGAAGTCGGCCCAGTCGCCGGTGAAGTTCAGGGCCCGGTCGTCGATCTTGCACTTCACACCGATCGGTGTGCTGACTGTCAGCTTCAGGTCTAAGCCACCGAGACCATGCCGGCGTAGCCACTGCTTGGCCCGACCCAAGTCGATAGTGGTCTTCGCTCTCGCGGGCCAGATAACGACCTGGAACTCCTTGACCGCCTGCTCTGCCCATTCTCCGAACCCTTCCGCCGGCGGGTCATAATAGGCGCCCTTGTCCTGGTAGCCACGCGAGTAGCGGTGGACCGTGCCGTTGAAGTCGAGCAGCAGGATGGGGCGCTTGTCGAAACTCATGCTGCCCTCATCAGTCGGTAGGCCCGCTCGCGCAGACCGTAGGCCCCCTTCACGCTCTCGATCCGATAACCGAGCGGGTGCAGGAGCTTGCGCGCCGTGTAGATCCGCACCGAGATGCCGTTGTCGGCTGACTCAGGCTCATCCTTCAACCCGTACAGCTCCTCGATCAGCACCGACACATAGACTGGCCGGGGCGAGGCCTTGGCGAGCTTGGTGAGCAACGTGCCCATCGCCGGCGAGACATGCACGACCTTGCCGTTCGCCGCGACGACGTCGTCCTGCACGACAAGCTCGAGGGGCGGCTTCGCGGGCTGACCACAGGACGGGCAGTGAAAGGTGATCATTTGATGCACGCCTTGAGGATGAGGTCGAAGCGGCCGGCCTGGGCCTTGGCGAGCGAGGTCAGGAACCACGCTCCGGCGCCGAGCATCATCAGGTTCAGGACCATGATGGCGAGCAGCGCCGGCTGGCCCTGGAAGCCGCGCACGACCTCGCCCGCCAGCTCCTGGATCTGCTTCGTCATGCAGCCCCCTCCAGCTCGGCGACCCGCGCTGAGAGCGCCTGCACGGCAGCCCAGAGCGTGGTCAGCATGTAGCGGTCGTTGATCGCCTTGACAGTCATGTCCTCCTCGCCGAGCGCCTCGGCCGCCTCGCCCTTCGGCATGGCGATGCCGCGCATCATCGCCCGACTGCGAATGTCGTCCTTCGGGATGCCGACATCGCGCACGGCAATCGGGATCAGCAGCTCGACCTCCTGTGCGATCCAGCCGTAGAGCGGCTCGTCCCCGGGGGTGCCGTAGATGTACTCGCGCGCCGCCGGCGAGATGGCTTGATACTGCTTGACCGTGATGGCGTTGACGGCGTTCAGGGCGGCCTTCGGATCGAGCGTGCCCGTGACCGCCTTGAGCGTGCCGTCGGAAACACCCCAGTTTCCACCCGCGATGTAAGCCGAGGTGCTGCCATAGAACGAGTAATTAACTGCCCCCTGGTTCGCACCACACATTCCGTACGCGGCATTGCCCGGCCCCCAGCCGATGACGCCCGCACCGGGCGAGCCGACGCCGCGCACGTCCAGTCCGTAAGTGCCGCCAGTTGGCGATATGTAAACACCACTGAGTGGCGCTTTAAGGATAGGTGTGCCGCTGACGGAGAGAATAACGCCTGCCCCAGCAGGCCCAGCGTTGTTGATATAGACGTTACTGTCAGTATGAGCAGACAAAGAGCCGGTTATGGGCCCTGCCGAGTTCGTGACCTGAAATCCGTTGAATACTCCAGAGTTCTGCGAGACGAACGAGGCCGTGGCGGCCTTGGTGACCTTGATTTGCCCGGTCGAGGTGATGGCCCCGTCAAAGGCGATCGTGCCGGTCCCGAGTGTCGCCCCACCGCCGAGGGATATCGCCGTCTCGAGATTATTCCCTGTGCTGTCGTAGCGGTTAAAATTGAGCGAACGATCGCTGGCATCGAAGATGGCCCAGTCGTTGACGTTGTTCTTACGAAAACGAACGATGCCGCCGTTAGCGCCGACTGGCGTATTCAAATTGAGCGCGGCTAGCGAAGCCATGTCGACGGTCAGCGCACCGGTCATGGTGTCGCCGGCCTTCAAGACCCGCAGCGCATCCCCTGCATCGGCGTAGGTCGCCGTGGCGTAACCCTGCGCTTTCACGAAAGCCGTCGTGGCGATCGAGGTGTCGTTATCGGCCGTCGCCGGGGTGGGCGCCTGGGGGTCGCCGGTGAAGACCGGCGAAGCGAGCGGCGCCTTCAGCGCCAGCGCTGGGGCGAGATCCGTGATGTTCGCCATGACGTGGGTGTGCGCCGATGGCGGGAAGGTCGCCGGCACATTGGTCAGCTCGGACCAATCCGGCGTGATGTCGAGCACGCTCCAGCCGAGCGATTTCCGGCCATAGGTCTTGCCGTCGTTCGGCGCCTCGAGGACCGTGCCGGCGGCAACCACCGAAACCGCCTGGGCGACGAAGGCCGTCGTCGCGAGCTGGGTCGTGTTCGTCGCTGCCGGCGCGGTCGGCGCGGTCGGCGTACCGGTCAGTGCCGGCGAGACGAGCGGCGCCTTGGCATCGAGCGCCGGCTGCAGCCCTGTGACGTCCACGATCGCATGCGTATGGACGGCGCTCGCCTTGCCGGCGATGACCGTGTCCTGGGCCGCGTCACGCGCCGTCTGCGCGTCCAACGCCGCCTGCAGGCCTGTGACGTCAGCGACGACATGGGTATGTACGAGTGCTGCCGCGCCAAGCGTCGTCCGCATGGCCGGGATCGTGGCGTCGTCGAGGACCGTACGCGCCGCCGCGGTCACCACCGTCGGATCGAACAGCCACGTGCCGCCATTGTTCGAGGTGACGATGTCGCCTTTGTCGCCGTCGGCGAGAAGCAGGCCTAGCCCGAGCGGCAGCCAATCCTTGATCGAACCCCGGCGAACATAATCGCGCCCGTCGGCCGGTGCCTCCGGGATCTGGGTGTCCTCGATATCGGTGACCCGATCCGGCAGCTCGCCGACCCAGGCGTCGATCTTGTCGAAGTTGTCGTTAAGGTCGACGCCCCAGGCGTTGGCGGTTTCGGGGCCGTTGACGGTCGGCTTGGAAAGGTTGAGCGAGGGTGTGTGAGTAGCCATGCGGTGTCACCTCGAGCCCAGTAGCGGGCAGCCCTGAGCCCACGTTCGGCGGCACGGGACCGCCACTCACACTCTGCCAATTCCCTGGATCGCAGACCTGGACCGCCCACGGCGTCGGCGCGCACATCTGCTCGAGCCAGCTCTCCGGAGCGCAGATCTCGGCGCTCCACTCCTCGATCCAGGAGTAGCGCACCTCCGAATATCGGTGCTGGCCATAGATGTAGGCCACGTCACCCGAAGCTCCGGATCTGCACCACGACCGGCGAAGACACGACACGCCCCGTCATGGCTGCCTCGTTCATCGTCTTGATCTGCGCCGTCGTCGTCCCGTCCCAGATCGTGATGCGCTGATCCTCGATCAGGTACGGCGCCGAATGAGCCAGCGTGGCGTAGGTGTAGAGCTTCGGCGCCCTGACATAGAGCGGCGTCGGCGCCTGGGCCTCGGCCAGTGGCGGCACCTTGGCGTAATAGGTCAGCTCGACCTCGGTCGGGTTCGGGTCGCCCGGCGGGGTCACCGTCGGATGCACATAGAGCACGTTGCCGAGATAGGAGTAGACGTTGCGCGCGAGCGGCAGCTCGGGGCCGGCCCGGCCGGGATAGTCGATGAAGGCGGGCTGGCGCGGCAGCGGCCCGAGCGGCGCGCCGGTCTGGGGATCGAGATACGTGATCGAGGTGGTCTGCGGGCCCGAGAGATAGAACTCGGTCGCCGAGCGCAGGCGGTAATACTCATCCGGCGAGACGTAGCGCAGCGGCAGGCCCGAGCCGGTGTAGCGCACCGAGATCATGGACAGGAAATCATCCGGCATCGGCGTGCATTGGTCGTCGAAGAAGACCCGGCGCGTCGACACCATCTCCAAGCAGCGCAGCTCGTTGTTGAAACGCTCCTCGGCCATCTCGATCCACGAGACCATGAGGTCCGTCGACAGGTCCATGTCGTCGGTCCAGCTCTGCAGCCGGGCCAGGAACTTGTCGAAGAAGGCGGTCCCGACGGGCATCAGGCGCCCCCGCCATAATTGCCGCCGCCGCCGAGAGACATCTCCGACGCCGACATGCCCGCAGGCGAGGAGCGATACTGGGCGAGCAGCCGGTTATAGAGTTCCCGATCAGCCTGCTGCTGCGCCGGGCCATAGGGGTTCCCATAGGCTTGCATGTTGAAGTCGTAGAGCGCCTTCGACATGTGCGGCTGGCTCGCCTGCTGCTCGGGCGTCAGCACCTGTCCTGGCGTCAGCGGGTTGGCTTGGGATTTCGCCCACGAGTAGGCGTAGTAGGGGTCCGACCGCGGATCCAGATACGGCCCCCAGCCGGTACCGAAGGTCTTGTAGGCTTCCGGATCGACATAGCCGGTACCCGGTGCATAGACGCTCGGCGTCTGGACGCCGCTGCTGCCATAAGTGCCGCCCGGCAGCGTATAAGCCGAGACCTGGGTATCCTCGTAGACGGGGTTATGGGGCTGCAGGAACTCCTGCTGCAGCTGCTGCTGCGTGATCGGTGCGTTCGGCCCGGTGGCCGGTAGCCCGGCATCCTCAACACCGGTACCAGTGCCCGGCGCCGCCCCCGCATTCATATGCGCCAGCTCTGAGCTGCCATCCGTCACCGGGGACATGTAGACGTCCGCATTGAACCCTGTGGGGGCCATCATCGCGTCTGCCGATGTCGGCGCCGCCGTCGGCGACGGGAAGCCAAGATCCGCCACAGGATCGCCGGCACCGGCCGCCGTGCTGCCCACCGGCGCCATCGGCGACTGCGGGATGGTGGCGGCGAAATTCGTCGCCCACTCAGGCCAGTTGAGCTGCGAGTTGTTGATCGTGGCGTTGCCCGTCGAGGTCTGCCCCGCAGGCGTGGTGGTGCCGCTCGTGCCGCCCATCAGAGGGGTACTCCCTTCGGTAGGTACCAGCTGTTGCCCGGCGTGCCGATCGGTCCCTTGTCGGGCACCTCGACCGACTGATCGTGGTGCGGGTTCGCCGCCAGCCATTCATGGACATCTCGAGCAGCCCATTCCGGCCCCGGCGGCCAGATCTTGGTGCCGGTCTCGGTGATCGGCTTCTGGGCTTCGGCGGCCTTCGCCGCCGCGGCAGCCGCAGCTTCGGCCGCCGCCTGATCGTTCGCTGCCTTCTGGGCCGCGATGGCAATCGCCGGATCCGTCGCCCCGAGATGCGGGATCCCGTTCTCGTCGATCGTCTGCGTGACGCCGTCTGGCGCCGCAGTCGTCGTACTGTCGACATACGGGTCGGACGAAAACCCGACCGCCGTCGGCGCCGTCTCCTGCTGCAGCGCCGGCGCTGTCGGGTTCATGGCGAGCGCGTTGGTGAACTGGGTCCAAGCATCCGCATAGGCCGGGTTCGCCTGCAGGATCCCGGTGATGCCCTGGTTGTTGATCGTATCCTGGACGCTGTTCGCGGCGGCTGCGCGCGAGCCGGCGAAGGTGTCCATCGGCGACGTGCCCTGAAGGGTCGGCGCCGAGGACACCTGCCCGGTATTCGGGTTGGTCGTGGTGCCGGGCCCGGTGCCGCCCATCACAACCTACCGTTCCAAACTCTGTAATCGCGATTTTCAGGATCGTTCAGGAATTTGGCCCAATCCGTGTCAGACCATCCTTCATGGTGAGCTTTTTCCCATACTGTGAAAGGAACCCTAGCCACGGTTGTCGTAGCATGTAGGGCACTCTCACGCTCTGCTTGCTCGCGATTGAGCCTCGCCAAATTGGTCATGTCCGCCTCAGCGAACACATGAAACTGTTCGGGGTCAGCTTCATCCCAGATGAGCGTCCTCCGCATTCCGCCTTCGTCCATGTACGTAAATCTGCGCTCAGGCATTGACTTGTCTCCCCCATTCCCCGAATAATGGGGAATGCTCACGCAACGCTTCGGCAAACTCCTCGTTATGTCGCTCGGCCCGCCCCGCCGGGAAGCGAACGGTACGAACCCCAACGGAGCCGCTCGTATCGCCAATCGACCGCGCTACTGGTGCCTCTGCGACTGCGGCACCGGTGTCCTCATCGACAAAGCCAGCCTGACCAAGGGCCGATCGCAAAGCTGCGGCTGTGGTGTCGGTGAGGCCCACGGCGAGGCCTATGGCGAGAAACGCACCCTCGAGTACCAGACTTGGCAGGACATGAAGGGTCGCTGCTACCGACCTTCCTACGCGAACTACAAGCACTACGGTGGACGCGGTATCGAAGTCTGCGAACGCTGGCGCAACAGCTACACGGCCTTCCTGGCCGACATGGGGCGCCGCCCACCGGGTTTGAGCCTGGATCGTATTGACAACGATGGCCATTACGAGCCCTCCAACTGCCGATGGGCGACACGCATAGAGCAAGCGGGTAACCGACGCCGCTCTAGCGGTGTACGGGCTCTTTCTCCTTCTCACTCCGCTTTGAGCGTTCCAGAGACAGCCGCTCAGCATTCTCCCGAGCAATACGTTGCTGTTCCGGGTTCTCGACGGCGCCCTGGCCAGAAACGTCAGAAAAACCGCCTGCGCCCAAAGCTGTTGGAGTTACGGTCGGAGTAATACCATTGAACACAATGTGGGCCATAGCGGAATCCACTTGTGTCCCCCATTCCACAACAATCATTCTACTTTCGGCATCGCCGATCTTCGCGATCGGGTACTGTCGGAAGTTCCGGAAAAAAGCGAGACGGGCATATTCCGGATCAATCAACATCCCGAGGTCGGCCGGCAGCCAGCGCGAGGGCATAGCCGTGACGCGCCCGCCGTCCGTCGCGATGACATCGACCGTGGCGACCACCTCGGTCTTGCCGACCATCACCTGGGTCGACTCACGGCCTTTGAACATCACCAAACCGCGCTTGATGTTGTAGGGCACGATCAGGCGTGTCGGCTCAGCACCATCCGCGTAGGCCACCGCCATGGCATCCCCGAGCATCTTCTCGGTGAACTCGACCGGCGTCGGCGCGGCCCAGACATCGGTCGACAGGACCGGGAGCCCGGTCTTCACGCCGAAGATGTGGGTGCCCGCTGCGGCGTTCTTATCGACGCCACGCGCGATCTGGTGCGGGATCGACTCGGTCTTGCGGATGCCGGTCGTGGCGTCGTCCGACGACTTCGCCTGCCTCGAGAAGGTGATGACCTCGACATCGCACTTCAGGGCTTTGCTCTTGATGGCCATCTGGTGGGCCATCTCGGAGTTCTTGCCGGCGTTGTCGGAGGCTTCCTGCGAGGCCGAGACAGTGGCATCGCGCTTCGAAATCTGGGCGAGATTGGTCTGGCGCACGGTCGGCACGCCGGGCGAGCGCACCAGCTCGAAGCCTTCCTCCTGCGCGTTGTTGGCGTCGACGACAGGCATGTTCTCGGTCTGCCAGTCGTAAGTCCGGTTCTTGACGTTCCGGCGGCCAATCATGCTCACGCCGGGGGTGTCGAACGGATCGATGTTGTAAATGCGGTCGCTAAGATCCTCGCGGATGCCCTTAGCCTGATAGGTGGTGACTGCGTTGGCAACTTTGGCCATGGTGTCTAACCCTCACGGTTGAGATCCTCTTCGAATGCCCTGGCCGCGTCACGGACGCTTCCAGAACGCTGAAGACGCTTCTCAGCTCGGGCTAGACCATTGGGGGCGGCTCGTGACGAGATAGCTCCCGGCCTCAGTGCTCCTTGCTGTCCTCGAACTGGTTTGGGCTTGTTCCGCATCAGCTCGAGATATCGCGATGCCCATAACAGGACCATGGTCGGCCGAGCGTCCCTCAGCTGACTCAATTCGGCTTCCGAATAGCCCACCGCCTGTGCAGTGCGGATCATCGATTTCCGGTCCCGATCCCAGCGCTTGTTGTCGCTCCACTCAGGTACCCACTGAGCGAGCTGGCGCCTTTGCGTATCCTCGAAAATCTTTATCTGCCGCTCCTGCTCCCGCTTCTGCTCGGCGGTTACCCGCTCGTGCTCCTGCGCTAGCTGCTGCACCTTCTCTCGGTAAGAGCGCCACTGGCGTTCCAACAAGGAAGCTTCTGTCGGGTTTTCCGCATAAAGCTTGTCCCAGTCGGGTTCCTGTGGCTGCAACGAATACAGCTGCTGCATCAGGGCGGGGATCATGTCGGCGTAGTACTGCCGGCCCTTGACCAGCTCACCACGCTCCTTCTCGATCTCCTGCGCGACCTGCCCGAGCTGATTGAGCCGGCGGTGGAACGTTTCGGCGCGGACATAGCCGTTGAGAGCCTCTTGGAGGCTGACCTCGGCCGGTTGCCCGTCCACATTCACCCGCACGACCTTGTTCAGGTCGAGAGAGGTCTCTTCCGGTTTCTCCTTTTCGGGCTCGGGTTCATCTTCGTCAGGCGCGTCCTGCGCCTCTAGCTCGTCGGGATCGTAATCCCCTTCGTCAGCCTCGCCCTCGACCTCGCGCTCGGGGAAGAGCTGCTCGGGCTCTTCCTCGCGCGGAGCGCGCTGAGCAGGCTCCGGAGCAGTGCCGTCCTCGCGATCGAGGACGTCCTCGAAATGCGATGCGAGATCGGTGGCTTCGTCAGGAGGCATCCATCATCCTACATCGCGAACCGCCGCCGGCGATCAGCCGCGGCCCGCAACATCTTGGGGTCTTCAACGAGGCGAACCAGATCCGCTTGGATCGCCCGGACTGCCAGGACGCGGTGATGTGCCATCAGTCCTACCTCAGAACCGGGCGGGTTGGCAAGTATGGTAGCCGTCGCCTCGTCGGTGATCTGCTTGAAGATCTCCGTGAGCAGCGGATCGTCGAGCAGCGCCTTGGCGTCGGAGGCGCGCTCGTCGCGCGCAAGCATGTCGATCATCGCTGACCAAACCCTGCAGGTAAGTTAATCGGCGGCGGCACCGGCGGCTTGATCGGCGGTGCCATCGGCTTGGGCGGCCCGGCCGGCCCTGGAGCCGCCGAATTGATCGGAAGGCCCCCCTGGTCGCCCATGGTCGGAAACATGGCCGGCGTCGGCTCAGGGATCGCGTCCGTCGAGGCCTTCTCCTCCTCGGGCCGGGTCGCGTCGATCGCCATCTGGATGGCGTTCTGATCCAGCTCGAAGCCCTTGACCGCCAACTCGCCGGCCTTGACGGCGATATCCGCGTCGAGCTTGTCGCGCTCGCGGTCGTCCTTCAACCCCATGTCGATCGTCTTGACCTTGGCATCGGTGAGCGCCTTGACGATCGACGCGCGGACCTTGTCAGCCTCGGCCTGGGCGTAGACCATCTCCGGGTTCGGCGCCTGAGACTTTTGCTGCAGGGCCTGCTGGAGCTGCGCCGGCGTGATCTGCTTGAAGTAACGCGAGGCGTTCTTCATCCCCGCGAAGTCCATGATGTCGACGATCGTGTTCCGGTACTCGATCGGCGAGACCATCGGATTGTCTGCGCCGTAGCTCTGGACGATCATCTCCTGGGTCTGCTTGATGCCCATCAGCATCTGCAGCCGGTCCTGGTCCGAGCCCCGGCCGATGGCCGGGTTGACCTGGACGTCCATGGTTGCGTCGTACTGATCGGGCGTGACCTTCGTCCACTTGTCCCTAAGACGGATCATCCGCTCCGGGATCGGGTTCTCGACGATCTCCTGCAGGAGCCCCGCGAAGAGATCACGAAAGCCGGTCTCGGCGAGCGTGCGCGCCACGAGCTCGATCCGCTCCTGAGCGCCCGTGACGAGGAGGCCGACGCCCTCCTTGGCGGTCGACTGCATCGCTTTCGGGTCGAGGCCCTTGCTCTGCTCGGTGACGCCGGTGCGCCGGTTACCGATCAGATCGAGGTACTCGAGGAGCTGGATCGCCATCTGGCTCGGCGGCTGCTGCTGCAGCTGCACCACGGCGTCGGCCTGCTTCGCCCGGATGATCGAGCCCAGCTCGTTGTTCCTGACGTCGTCCATGTTGACCATGGTGTCGACGACCACGAGCCGCGGCAGGATCGTCGAAGCGATGGCGTCGAGCGTGTTCCGCAGGATGTTGGTCTTGATGTTCTGGAGGTCGCCTACCTGCTCGGCCGCGCTATGCCCGATCGCCGTATGAGGCTCTGGATCCGGGCAGAACAGCGCGAACTTAGCACGCGCCGCCGGCTCGTCCATGACGATGCGATCGCCATCGCCCACAGTGCAGATCTTGCGAAGTTCTGGGACGCCGTCGCCGTCCTTGTCGATCCGGATGAACCACTCACCATAATGAACCAGAGGATCGCCCTGTGAAGCATCCCGTGCACCGGCAAAGAGCTGGCCGAGGCCCCCCGGATTTCGCATGTCCCGCTCGACCGTCGAAGCTGCGGATCCGGTGCCGTAGTCGTCCTCGAGTACACCGGGTGGGTAGCCGAGCTGAATGAGCTGAGAGAGGGGGACAAGGCGTTCGTGGCCGGTAAGCGCCGCCGTGCGAACATTTTTTGCTTCCCTCGAGATCCTGAACTCATCGGGGGGAACCGCCTCGACACGATGCTTCGGGGTAAGCTTCGAGCGTCGGACGGTCAGGTTGAAACGCGGTTCGACAACCTTGCCCGGACCCTCGAGATCCTTGCGCTCCTCCTGCACGACGAGCGTGCGCGGCTGTGAGATCACGAACTGACGCTGCTCGAGCGTCAGATTGGTGTAGGTCTGCTCGACGATCTCGGCCTCGCGCTCGGTCCACCATTTGACGATGCCGGTGCGCTTGATCAGCGCGTCCTTCAGGATCGCGTTCAAATTCAGGAAGCCGTCGTTGTCGTACTTCCACACGTAGCTGACGTAGTCCTGGGCCTCCTCGGCCATGGCCACGTCTTTTTCCGTCCTGGGCTGGAAATGGACCGGATGCTCCTGGCTCGTGAACTGCCTGACAAGGCTCGGCAGCATGGCGAGGACGAGGTCGCGGACCTCCGTCAGCACGATCGAGGACCGGCCCTCGTCAGTGACGAGCGGAAGCTGGCCGTCATAGAGCTGGGCCATGGCTTCCCGCTCAGGCGCCAAATAATTCTCGTTGTAGTCGCGCGCGTCCTCGATGATGGCCCAGACCGAGGCTTGATAGTCGGTGTCGGTGTCCGGATTGGCGTAGCCCGAGGTGTCCAGCTCCCGCCGAAGCTTCGGAAAAAGATCCGGCATCGGCGGCTCATCGGGGGCGATCGGACCGAGCGAAGCGGGGCGGGTGCGGCCTGGATTAGCCATCGACGAAAGCCGGAATATGCGCCGCCGCAGCGTCCAAGCGCTCCTTCAGGAACCGGACCTCGTGCTGCAGCCATTCGATCTCATCGGATGCGTCCCGCAGAGCGATGTTCTTCTCGGCCACACTGTCGCCGTCAAACGCCTCCCGCAACCGCTCAAGAATACGCTTTTTCATCAAAACCTCCCAGTCAGTACGAGCACGAGCATGACCACAAGCACGATCCCGAGGATCCCGGACGGGCCCCAACCCCAGTTGGCGCTGTAGCCCCAGCTCGGCAGCGCGCCGACCAGCATCAAGACCAAAAGGATCAGGAGAACCAAGCCGATCGACATCACACCACTCCCTTCACGTTACGTTTGAACGCTCCGGGCGCCCAGGCCGTGGTCAGATGCAGCCCCATGGCGAAGTAGCGCATGGCGTCGGCGGCGTGGCTCGCCCAGGTGTGGGCCGGCGCATCCCTCACGGTTGCTCCGGAGGGTGCCATCTGGACGTGGTAGGATCGGAGCGCGTCGATGCCGAGTTCACACTTGGTCTGGTCGAACCAAGCGATCGGGATGACCGAGCGGACGCCAGCGATGCCATCAGCAACGCTATGGTCCGGGACGATAAGAGGCTCGATGCCAAGGCTAAGGAGGGTCTCGAAGCGAGATCGCCCGGTTCCAAGCTCCCGCATCTTGATGTCGTGGGGGAGGAGGTGGTGTCCATAGAGGTAGCCCTTCTCCTGCAGCACCCGCGCGTAGTGGTCGAGGCCCTTGCCGGATGACTGGTAGAAATCGATGAAATGGATCTCCTGCCCGACCTTCTGGGCGAACCAGATGGTGGTCAGATCCTTCATCCCGAGATCCCACGCCGTGATCACCTTGGCTCTGGGCTCGACCGGGACCGAGCAGAGGCGCCCCTCCATTTTCGCGGCCACCATCAGGTCGCCGTAGTAGGAATTTTCCACCGGCGCCTCGAAGGAGCACAGCATCTCGCGCTCGTACTGATGCGGCGACATGGTCACCTGCATCTCGGCCAGCTCGTCCTCGGGCAAGGCGTTAGTCTGGGTCACGGGGATGTTGAAGACGTCCCAGAGGTCGGCGTGTCGCTCGGCCTGGACTTTGAGGTCGTAGAAGTGATCTCTTCCCGCAGGTGTTCCAGCCACCACTCCAAACCCTTGATAGTCTGCAAGGGCTGGTCGGATGACAGAATTAAGCGCTTCAGGGTTAATAAGTGGATATTCGTCAAGAACTGCGCCATCGAGATACAGCCCTCTGATGCGGTTATAGGCCTGCCCGCCGCCATAGAGCGTTATCTGGGCTCGAGTTGGCAGTTTGCAGGTGAGTTCGCTCTCGGAAAAGTCAACGCCTGGAATATCTTTGGTGTATTGCTTGAGATAGTTCCAGACTAGATCCTTAGCCTGGGCGAAAGTAGGGCCCACATAAGCGTAACGGGGAATGGGGATATCCCGTGGGTTCTGGAGAGCGGCTCGGATAAGGTCATTTATAAACGCAACTGATTTGCCCGCTCTTCTGTGCGCGACGACGTAGCGCCAGCGTTTTTTGCTCGCGTGGAAGGGCCGAAAGTGGCTCCGTGGCCGGTATTGCAGGGTGAGGACACCATCAGTCATTACGCATAGGCGACCAGTCGCCATTCAGGGGCTCGAGGACATGCACGGCATGGCGATCGGAGGTGCGATCAGCCCAAGATACAACCCCTTCGAGCGTCTCATTGAAGCCGGCGAGATGCATGAGCTTGCGGACCTCGGGTTTTCCAGGCCATTTTCCAGGCCCTTGCACACTCAGGTGTCGACACAGCCACTGCGGCTTGTAGTAGCCGGTATCGAAGTGCACCACAAATCCGTGCGGCACGACGAGGCGGTAGTGATCGCGTGGGATCTTCCGCAGCCGGATGGTGTCGAAGCTCAGGCGATACCCATGCCCGCGGCTGACCATGGCCGCGATCGCCTGCCGTGTGGCCGAGGTGAGCAAGAGTTGGGGGGCCTGCATCCTCGGCCTCCAGGTTAGTCAGTTTGCCATTTCACCTGAAGCGTACGCCCACCCCCATCCGAGAGCGAGAAGCCCGCGGCACTCGTGGCCTGCTGGCCCCAGCCGAGCGCCTTGCCCAGGGAGGTCAGCACGAACTTGGCGGCCTCGTCGCGGCGATCGGTGTTGTGGGTGTCGGTGAGCTGCTGGACGATGACGTTCTCGGCCTCGTCGACGATCATGCGCCGGGCTGCGTCACGGTCGGTCTTGAGGCTCGGGGTCTGCTCGACCTTCCGGGCTAGCGCGCCAGGAGCAGCGCCGAGAGCAAGAGCAGCGAGACGGATATTCCCATAATTGAGCCAAAGAGCAGTTCGAACCGCCTCGTCATCCTCTCCATCAGCCCCGTACGGGATAGGTGCGAGGTCGGGCGGCAGCAGCTCGATCGGAAGTTCGGCACCGGGCGTGTAGTCGGATTTTTGTTGGCCAGGACGCCTCAGGGGATCACCTCGGCAGGGGGCTTCCGGTTCTGGCCGGCGCTCACACGCTCGAGAACGCTCGTGGTGGAGGTGGCGGCGAGAGGCGGCCTACTTGGAGTTGGATTTTGTACTTTTTGAGCATTCGTAGCCTGGGCGTCCGGGGTGCCGTCGGTCAGATTGGAGCTGACGCCCCGCGGGTTTTTCGGATTGTCGGGCGGAACCGGCGGCTCGAGGAGGATCGACGCAGCGTGCTGGCCCGGAATGCCGGGATCCTCATCCTGCGCGCGTTCCTGGGCGCGCTCCTCCTCGAAGCGTTGCAGTTCAGTCTTGTGCTGCTCCTGAAGGGCGCGGCCTGCCTCCTCGGCGGTGTCCGGGGCCGGCTGATTGGTGCGGGATTTGGCGGGGGTCTTGGGCATGATGGGGATCCTCCCCGGGATCGTCGGCGCTGCGGTGGGGTAGCTCGTCAGGCAGCCGGTAATCCGGCAAAGGCCCTTCCTCGTCGACGTTCCGAGGCACGGCCAAATGCTCGTCGTCGTCAGGCGGTTTATTGTTATCCGGCATGTTCGTCATCGTTTTGCTGCTCCAGCGGATCGAGCGTGGGCTCGACGATGAAGTCCGGGGTGCCTCTTGGATTTTCCGGATTGTCGGGGGCAAGCCCGTCCTGAACCATGACCTCGGTGATCTTCGCCGGGTCGTGGAGGTCTTGCTGCGTGAGGACGCCCTGCTGGCTCGTCAGCGGAGTGGCCTGCTGGGGCAGTGAGAGGGAGGGTTTCCCCCTGGGGTTCTGGGGATTGTCCGGGAGATCATTCCCCTCGTCGTCCTTGGGCCTGGGGACAGGCTCGGGGGAGGGTGGGATGAACGGGCGACGGCCCTCGGGTGTGTCCACCTCGAAGAGCGCCTTACCTGGGGCAGGATGCGGTGCTGTCATTTGGGAGGAAGGGGAGCACAGGGTAGAGAGCTTGTCAAATCGCGATTGTAAACGTCGCGATTGTAAACGTCGCGATTGTTTTCAAAACGTCGGAGTTATTGTATGTTATTAATATAGAAACTCCTTTCAGTATGTCCGTCCACAGGCGCCACAACCTGTAGTTGTAGGGTTGGGGGGTCTTTCCTAGGCTTGTCCTCCTGCAACTAAGGGCGGTGCTGCCATACTTGTATGTTAGTGATAGTGTGACAACCTGTCACACTATCACATGCCATTAACATGTGGTAGCATGTGAGCATGCGAACACTAACCAACCCCTATCGCGGCCGAGTCATTCTGTCGGAATGTTTCACGTGAAACATGCGACAACATGTCGCATGTACAATAACATATATCCGTGCTATGGTATAGGTGGTAGGGCGGGGGTGGGTGGAGCACGAGGTGCCCGCTAGGACTATTGTCATAGCAGTATAGTTGTAGTATATCCGCCTTTACTTGTAACCAAGTATAGGCCGGCTATCGCTCTGTCCGAGCGGCCCAATACGAGCGGGCGGGCGGGCCGCAATAGCGCGGCGCCAGCTCCGAACTTGGCGAGGGTGCGACCACAACCCCAAGGCACGAAAGCCGTCATGCCAGCATCCGAGCGATTTTCCCAACTTCCCCTATAGAAACGGGATGATGCGAGGAAAACCGTGAACGCCAGGAGAACAAACGGCCACATTCATTCATTTCTTTATCTAGTCTTTTTCTCCTCTTAATGCTGGCATGCTGGCACAGCCTCTCCTAAAGCCCTCTCGCCCAATGCGTTTTAGCGATGCCAGCATCGTGCCAGCATCGCTTTCTATGCCATCATGCCTTGGCACAATCATGCCAGCATCGGGCTAATGCCAGCATCACTTTTCGATCGTGGCACGCGATGCTGGCACGGGCTTGGGACGCGCCTCGATCCGCGTCAGACCGTACTTTTGCGAGCTATGGAATTGACGCACCTCAAAGCCCTTGCTGACAAGGTCGCGAACAACGGTGTCCACGATATCGTTCGGCACGCCCTCATAAATGCGCTCGCCCCAACGGTTCACTTGCGCCGTTACTCTTACCGTTCGCATCATGCCCTCCCTGCGATCTGCGCCACATCGTTAGCACGCGCACCATGGGCCGGAAACCCCACAATCCATTCGCGATCGGCCATCGCGCACCATTGGCAGCGCTTGCACGTGACGCCCTTGGCATAGGTCGCGGGGCAATCCCGCACAACGCGCCCGCCCGGTGTGCGGCGCGGTTCGCTCGATCCCACGGTATCGCTCACGATGGTGACAACCGGCCCGGCATGCAACATGGCCAGATGGTCCGCATGCGCGAGACCGTTAGCCGACAGGTTAATGGTAAAACCATTCGCGTTCGCCCAACGCACAAGCGCGCGGTTCCACATCGCGCGCCGATCAACCCGCTTAGTCACGATGTGATGCGTGTAGGTGAAACCCTTCGCGCCGGCTTTCCCATTGGCCCGGACCAACGCTCGCAGCATGCCGGCGAGGATGCGCCCGCCACGATGCGGGAGATCCCCTGCCTGGTTATGGCGCCACAGCTCGCCGCGCCCGAGCAAGCCAACCCGATTGCACAAGCCCGTCCAATCGATCGAGCTAGCGATGCCTCCTCGCCCATGTGGCCAGGAGGCGTTCGGGCCGGCCACGGTCAAGGCCGCCCATAGCGAGCCGAGCGGTCCGTATTTCGCGTAGCAGCCCGCGTCGAGCAATGGGCATGTGGGCGGGCACGTCGTCTTGTCGGACGTCGACACCGCAATGGGCCCGGTCTTGCCGTTCGTGGATCGGCGCGTCCAGTAGATGGCTGTCATCTCAAATCTCCTCTCGGTCTGTTCCGACCGTAACAAGATTATAGCACATAACAATCACAAACGCAATGCGACAGGTTGACGCAGTATCACAGGTTGTATCGATGGGTAAATGAAAGGCGGCCCGTAGGCCGCCTCTCGCTTAGCGCGGGTCGCCGAGCTTGCCGTCACGATAGCTATAGTTGACCGGCTCGTCGCTCGCGACGGCGCGCGTCTCGCGCACGGCCAGCCAGCGCATGCTCAGATCGCGGGCGTAGGCCTCGGCCTCCTCCTGGGTCGCGAAGGCGAGCCCGTTCGGATACCACTGGCCGGAGCTGTCGGCGATCACTTCCGGTTTCCAGCTGCGCGGCTTAGTCGTGTCAATGATGGTCGGCATGGTCGGTCCTTTCAGGAGTGCATGGATGAGCTTGGCTTCGCGCTTGCCGATGCGCTTGTCCTGGGCGATCACTTGATCAACCGCGGCCTTCGAATAACGCGGGTTCATTCGTCTTCTCCCCTGTCGGCGTCCGCCTTCTCGTCCTCGTACACGTCCCGCAGGTAGTCCGGGTCCGCAGTACGCCAGCTGCGGCGCCACAGGCGGGCATAGCGCTCCTGCTCGTCCTCGGGCGTCTCGAGCTTCCAATCATCGTAAGACATCACAGATCCTCCAGGCGGGTATAAATGCGAGCGTCGTCGAGGGCACGTTGCCAGCGTGACCATGCATCCGGCCAAGCGCCGATCTCATCCCATTCACGCACTGCCTTGGCGCAGACGGCGCGCACCTTGGCCGGATCCTTGCTCTTGAGGGCGCGGGTGAGCGCTGCCTTCTGTTTCGGGTAGAGCTTTGCCATGCGGGCATAATCGATCGGCATCACAGCACCTCGTTCATCTGGCGGTAAAGGACCGCGTTGTGCATGTAGCCTCGGGCGATCCGCACCATGTCACGGGCGTAGTTCATGTGATCATCCGAGATCCTGATGGTGTCGGCGAAGTTGGCGTTGAGCCGTGCTTCGCGGGCCCGGCCCATGCTGCGCCACGCAAGGCGGACACTGTGGCGGGCATGCATCTCATAAGGCTTCATGATGTTCTCCTAATCTCGGTCTGTTCCGACCGTATTAAGAGTATAGCACATAGCTATGTTAAATGCAATGCGGCGGATTGTCGCAGTACTACAGGTTGTAAGCCAGGGCAAAGGAAAGGGCGCCGAAGCGCCCTCCCGTTTAGTGCCGGCTCGCCGTCTTGAGCAGCTGGCGAACGTCCTTGGCGTAGGGGCTGCGCCAGTAGGTTAGGTTCGACAGGATGTAGAGCGCCTGGACCCGGCGAGCCTCTCCCGTCATGCCTATGCCTGCATAGGCGTAGGTTCGGGCGTAGGGGTCGGCCTTGGGGTCGGCCAGGATGAGCTTGCATGCGTCATCGAAGTTCATCACAGCTTCCCCATGCACTCGGGCCCGAAGCCCTGCTTCACGCTCGAAGGCACCGTGAGCTTGTGGTGGCAGCGCCCGCACCGGCCCTCGTGCCAGATCGCGAGCGTCTCGGGCAGCTTGCCGTTCTGCAGTTTCAGCCATACCCAGTCGAAGGCTTTCATGCTCGTCGCGTCCTTGCCCACGTCGCCGGGCTTGGGCACCTTGCGCCCTGGCCAGAACGTGATGCCCCCACCCGAGATGCGCCCGAGATACCGGTAGTCGCTCTCGTTGTCCGGACCGGTCAGGAGCGACACGAAATGGCATTTGCCGTCGTCGCTCGCCCTGATCGAATAGGTGAAGCGCGCCTTGGTCTTGAGCGACTCGAGCGTGATGGTCGCCTTGCCGGCGAGCATGTAGCGGAGCGCGTCCTCGACGCTCGTGAGCCTGCCGCGCAGGGTCTTGGTCGTCGTGTCGAGCGTCTCGTCCTCGAGGTCGTCGAACAGTCTGTTGAACTCGGTCATCGTCTTCTCCTGCCAGGGTTGGGGCGAGCCCAGGATTGGGCCCGCCCGAGGGGTGTCACGCGTCCTCTTTGGCCCATGCTTCCATGGCCTCGAGTGTGCCTTGGAAGATGCGCTTCTCGCTTTTCTTCGAGCGCACATCCCAGAAATTGGTCGAGTAGGCCTTGATCCAGAGCGTGCTCTTGGCGCCGAGCGTGATCTCGTACCGGTACTCGATGTCCGAGGGCGCTACCGCATAGACGCTGCCCGAGGGCATGAGCCGTACGCCGCCACCTTGCACGCGGTACTCGCGAGCGCGGTCGAGTTCACGATTAGCGTTGGCAATCTCGATTGGTTCTGGCGTTTCGCCCGCGAAAACCGCACGTCTGCCGAGATCCTCTAGCTTCACAAGCGCTTGGAATTCATCGCGTCTCGACCACTTGTTGGCCGCGACGAAGGCAGCGGCGAAATCATCGGCCTCGAAGCGCGGCAGCGGCCAAGCGTGGTCGAGGGCGGCGCGGATCCATTCCACGGCACCTGACGGGTAGCCGTCATGGTGCTTGTAAACGTGGTGGGTCGCGCTGCCGGCATCGTGGAAGGTGTACATTGCACGGGTTGACATGACTATTCTCCTCGGTCAAGATCGACCGTATTAAGAGTATAGCACAAAGCCATATCAATAGCAATGTGACACATTGTCGCAGTACCAGAGGTTGTGGTGGCTAGTCGCTATCGAAGAACGCGCTCGCCCAGCGCTTGAGCACCTGCTCGCCTTTGGCGTTGGTCTCGTTGCGGATGCGCTTCGGGGCGAGGTCGAAGACCATCATCCGGTTCTCGGCCTCGGCCTTGATGACGTCGTTCTCGCGCTCGGCCTCGGCCTCGTCCCAGGCAGGTGGCGGGCCTAGGCGCTTGGCACGCCTGCGTTGGGCGATCGTCAGTTTTGCAACCAAGATGACCTGTCCATCCGATATATATCGTTCGGTATAGGCGGAGCATACACTCCCGCGCGCGAGCTTCCTTCGCCTCGGAGAAACCCTAGATGAAAACTGTCCTTGCCCTTGCGGGTGCCCTGGCCTTCCTGGCTATCGGCTCGACCGCGCGCGCTCAAGTCGTAGACGACCCGTTGCACGGCGAATGCGTCGGCGGCTGCGCCGAGGCGGTCATCGGCGGCAATGCCGTGACGCCGATCACAAGCCCGACGAACTTTGGCTTTTCGTCCTCGCCTCCCGGCGCGACCGGGAACCTGCAGCTCAAGTTCCTGATCCCGAACAGCTTTACGCTGACTCAGGTGAACGCCTTCGCCAGTGCGGTCGGCGTTGTCAGCGGCACGGGCCAGACCTATCCGCTCAACCTGTTCTCGACCACGGCCTGGACGTCGGGCTTCCTCGAGACGGATTACCTCCACAACACGCTCGCCAACGGCGCGCCGAAGAACCCGCTTGACGCTTTCATTGGGGCGACCAACTTCGTCCTCACCAATGATGCGACAGGCTATTACGTGCTGACGGCGAACACTGGCCAGCATACGCTTGACGGGCCCGGTGCGGCCCTGACGGCGGCCAATACGTTCTCACTTGATCCGGCTTTCTTCGCGCAGGGCGGCCTGATCCTCGGCAACGTCTTCCAGGCGGATGGCACGGTCATCTCGACGGCGCAAAGCGGCGCGCTATTCAATGGTCAGCCTTCGTCCGGCCCGTTCTGCCCTGACTGCACCCCGACCCCGACCGCAGTGCCGGGCCCGACCATGGGTGCGGGAGCAGCTCCGATCCTTGCCGGGATGTTTTTCGCTTGGTATCGTTCGCGTCGGCGTCAAACCGTTTAAGGAGCTTGGCATCTGTGCATGGTGCTCGACACAGCATGCATGTGATCACCCCCCGGCGCGGCACCTGGGGCCAGGATAGTGCCGCACTCACTTGACGGGGTCGCGCTGGCGGCGCTAGGGTCCGCGGCTCACCTGTTTCGATCCTGCCAGGAATGCGACGGTGTGAACGCGACTAGGCCCTGGGGCGAGCCACTCCCCAGGGCCTTTTTCGTGTCAGCGCTTCAGCGCGAGAACCTCGTTGATGCCATCAGGGTAGGGCGAGCTGGCGAGCGGGCTCGGCTTGGGCGGGCTCGCTGGCATGGGCGCCAGCCAGGGTAGGGCCTCGATCGCCTGTTCGCACAGCGAGTAGAGCTGCATCTCCTTGTTAGGGTGCAAGTTTTCGCTGTCGCCATCGACGTCCATGCGGGGCTCGAAGTACTCAGCGCATTGCGTGAGCGCTTCGATAATGTCGTTCAGAACTTCGCGTGAGACTTGGAGGGTCATTGTGCTTCTCCGTTGAGTTGGGCGACGAGCGTGAGGCAGTGCTGGCGCGCCTTGAAGCCTTCGCTGCGCTCGGTCGTGCC